TTCAGAATGGGTTCGGTGCATATTGTCCTTGAAATTTCGTTTGATTTCGGGACAAAGGAAAGCTTACTTCCTTGCACAAGCTTAGTCGGATAATTCTTAGACCGATAAGACTCTTGTTCGGTCCAGAGTAGCCGACCATCGTTTGTGTGCTTGAACAAAACAAGCAACGCCGGGTCCGTGTAAGTAAGGGAGCTAATAGCAAGTTTCCCGTAAGGGTCACCTGTTTTCGCTCCAATATTTGCACCGCGACCAAATGCCATACCTCTTTCGATTGTTGCAAGATTGAGGAGTGGCATTCCCTCCGGATGGCAAAATCGATCGATAAAGCTTTTGGCTTCACCGATTGCCGTCCATAAGAGCTCATCTGCGGTTGAAACATCCTCGTGATACGCAGCACAAGACTCGTTCACTTTCAAGAACTTGTCGAGTGCTGCAGCATCACAACTCGGGTCGACTTTGTTGTTATGAAACTTTTTCAACAAAGACTTCCTGAGGGCCTGAAAAGCGTATTGCTTTACAGGTATCCCGGGGTATGGCTCTACTGAGCCGTTCCAACCATTGCAGAGAAGATCGGCGTCAAGAAGTGCAGAAAGGTCACCAGCAGAACTATGCATAGCAGCACCTTCAAGGTTGCAACGTAAAGAACGCTTACTTCGCCTTCTTTGAACATTTCTGTTTTAGGAAGGTTGGTAAGAGGGCAACGATCAATTCCTTGATCGCTGTTACTACAAGCAGGACATTTCCCACTGGTATTCCTCAAGGTTAGAGGATACCGGTCACAGCGGTATCACCAAAGCCAGCACTCTGCTGACTCAGTGAACCAAGGTGAGCGGAAATGGCTGCCCTTACATTAGCAGCATCAGCCAAGTCCGACCCTGCCGGCACCTCGATAATCGTGGTGACGAGCATAGTCGAATAGGGCTGACCGCTAAGAGGCAGCACACCCTTTCGGGTGATCAGCTTGTAGACGTTCTTTGGAACGTTGGAAATCAACCCCGTCACCGGATTGGCCTTCCCAAGAACTTTGTAGACCTTGGGTCGGACAACCGTGATCGTGAAGGGTGCCGCCACGCTATGCGTGATGACCCCGGTTTGCGTTCCACCAACTGCCGTGACAGCGACTTGGCGCCCGTTACTATCCGGGGCCGTATCGGTGACATGGGTATAGGTGGGAGACGTAAAACCGGTCTGCGCGAGCCCCGTAATCGGGGACGTGATAGTTACCGACATCAGAAAACTCCGATGAAAAGAGGTCTCATAAAGTAAAAGAGACCCGGGCCAGCTTCTACACAAGGACTAACGAAATGTCCGTCCCCGTAGCTTGCTGGTATCTTGCTGGTGTATAGAAGTCGCTTGAGTGAATAGAGCGAGCATGTTTAGCTCCTTTATTTCACTCCCCGGTATTTCGAACGTCAACGGTGGAACTGTTAACGTTACGTTCGGGGAACGACTTACTGTACGCCGTCGGTACTTCAAAGTACTCTGACTACCATAGCAGCTCTTGTAACGCCAACCAGCATTGATCTTGTTTTGAGCGACGTCAATTTCGCATTGGTAGGTAGTTATCCTATCCTTTACGATAGACTGCTCAAGCCAAGTAACATTGCTAGTATCTGTTACTGAGTTTTCTATGATATCACCAATATTGGTGAAGTAGTCAACGAGAAACGACCAAGGTAGTAATTCCCAAACAGTTGGCATAAATTCGCTAGGTGTCAAACCAAAACATCTAGCTTTGTCAACTGCGGTCGTTATCGCTTCGCGTTTAACTTCACCCCTAATAACGGCAAAACATTCTTCGTGAACTTTACTGACGCCTTTAAAGGCGACATTGGAGAACGCGTTGAATGTGTCGTTTGTAGGGCCCGAAATGGACTTTTGGGATTTACCAACAGCCCTTATTTTCGAGTATTGGATACCAGCTTTCTTAGTGACCTCGTCGTACGCCGACATGGCGTCTTCGATATCATTCAGAAAAGGCCTCCAACCGAAGCTAGACTCGAGCCACGTCTGAGACAGCGTATTCATCCACTTCTTAGGATTTCTCTTCTTAGCTTTACCAAGCTTACGAAGATAGTCCGAAAGATGAGAACGAAGAGCTGTAGCAGGGTGTCGTAACATATGTATGGCCTCTCGCATCTCCCCAAGAAACACACCTCCAGACATGGAGATTTGTGACTTGCGAATTTGCTTGAAAGCCTTACTATATGCTGAGTACAATGCGCCAGACGCGTCAATAGTAGGGTTAGTATGCGTATCCGTACCAGGAAGGCCTCGCACCGCTGCAACATAGCCGGTTACACTGGCCGTGTCGTATGGTGCAATGTCAATCCCAGGAAAGACCGTATAACTAACACGTGTACTACTACTTGGCGTAGAGTCAATAGACTCAAAAGTGCCTGACATTGCGGTGGTAGCGTTGACGTGATTCGCGACTTGCTGACGCCACGAAGGATTCTTGTCACCTGTCCTCGTCCTCTCAACTTTCATATTGAGGGGAACACGGAGATAGTAACCAGTTTCCTTAACGCGGCATTGGTAGTCGTAAATCGCTCGTCGACTGCTATCCTTCGTATATGCCATGGCACTCCCTGTGGCTGTTAAAAATTAGCCAACGGCTTACTGCCGTACGCTAAAGACACCCGCTTCATGACCCTCGTACCAGAAGAAGACCCTCTTTAGCCTCACCGCGAAAAGCGGGTAGGATTCAAAAGTGTCACGTACAACATCCAAAGCGACCGAGCGAGGCAGCCTCAGTATCCGTGAGGGTACTGTGCTACAAGTCCAGCCGCTTATACGACAATGTACGCTATCTTCTGTTACAATATTGTCAACCAAGATAAACCGTCTGTGAACCGATACGTTCTCATAGGCTTCTTTGTCAAACAAACGCGTTTGAAGTTTCATACGCGTAAGTAAAGGCATTGAAATTCCCATGACCCGACCTTCATATGATGTAAATTCTTTCATTAGAAGGTAGGACGGAACGACATAGGTAAGCAAATGGCCTCCTTGGTTAGGG